AACTTTCTAATCCCAATTCTAATCTTGGATCTTTATTATATGCTAACCACATGAGTATAGTCCTACCAATAGAGTCTTGCCAACTCTCAGCATCACCCTTAACAACGGCTAATCCATCCTCAAATATATGATATAAATTTTGATCTTTAAAATCTAACATTATCCTCCACGTTTAAAAATTGCTTGATCATCTTTAACTCCTACCTTCATAGGCCTTCTCTCAATAATAGTACTTTTACTAAAGGACCTGGCAAACCAAGGATCATTATATATACTCTTCATCCTTTCCTCGGTCTTATTAATCTGAAACTTTAATCTATCTTCTCTTAAAACCATAACCATACTCATTGCAGAAACACGGTCAAAGTTATCATTCTCGTTCCAAGAGATAGCTTCTTTAATATATCCTATAGATCTAAGTTTTTGTAAGTTCATTTTCTTAGCAACTATTTTAATATTGCCCTCTTCGTCTACTTCTTCAGCATCTTCCTCAAAAGGACTATATGCTTCATTTACCATCCAATCAGCTTGTAGTTTTCTACCCCAAGTATTAATAGCTTTGTTTACTGCAGTACCTTTACTTTTATTACCAAACATCATTCCTTTAACATAGTCCATATCTCGTAAGATCATTGGAGTATCACATAGGTAATGTAAGCCCCTATTTTGATCAAAATAAGCAAATAGTCCTTTTAAGTTATTCTCATAATTCGCAATAGCATTATAAAACTTTAATAATCTTAAACAAATTTCATAAAATTCTGATGCTAATTGCGGTCTTCCACTGTACTCTGCTACTACCCGATCTGTCCAAAGATCGAATACAAATATAGATCCGAGTGATCCTGACCCAAATGGAGAGTCATAATCAATGGGGTCAATTCCTGCAATATATCTTCCTGACATTATCTGCCCCTGAGAATTTCTTTTAGGCATCTCAAACATCTCTAAACAACCTGCTCTATCTAACTCATCCTTTAAAGGAAAGTTTCTGAGCACTGGATGTAATTCTTCAGAAGACCATTCTACCTCGCCTTGGAGGCCCATTTTTAGCCTTCCTATATAATGTGGGCTTAAAAATTTCTGCATACTTGGACTAATATCAGCCAAGTAATCTTTAAGATCTGCGATAGGAAACATACTTCCTTCCTTACGCATGATAGCTTCTTGAGGTGTACAAGGATGTTCTGCCTTCTCTTGCACTAATGTGTTAGGATCAGACGATCCATACTTAATTATTAACCTCTTTTCTATTATAGCTATTAGTGCACCAATAATATCTGAGTTGCCATTTTGATCATAGTATCCAAGGCGATCCATATATTCTGGGAAGAAGAAGGAACATATTTGCTTACCCATAACATTTCTATCAAATACATTAGGTAATGCAAGAATATTATAACCATCAGGGTTATAAAATAATTCCTCCGCACCTTTAAAGTTGGAACCTTCTTCTCCACCAGTTCCATAACCTATCATGGTTCCATAAGCGAAGTCTCCTTCTTCAACTGATGGTCTTGCTACTTGCCATGATGTGAGTACGTCAGGAAATTTTCCTATCTCTTCCCAGTATATAAATGCTCCCCTCTTGCCCCTTGCTTTATGGGGGTCATCCTTTAATGTAACTCCAATAACTTCATTCTCAGTACCTTCTTCAGTACCTCTATCACTATCTTTATACCCCATTTTCCAATGCATATGTTGCATGGAATTATGAAGGTCTCTAATCCTAGGCCATGGTGTAGTCTTAGCGGTCCAATCTGCAGCATCTATAAACTTATTAAGAACGCCGTCTTTGGTTAAATATTCTTTCTCATTTGCTATAGCGAACCCAGTTACTTCTGTTAGTGCTTGCCCAGAGTCTCCTAACACAAAAAGTTTTGCTAACTGTACTGCAGCTTTAAATGAAAAACCAGCACCCCTCTTTTTAAGAATCATACAATGTTTTCCCGCAGTTCTTGCCTGCTCTATGTAGTGAAAATATAGATAATCTCCATCATATATATCTGGAAATCCCCTGGCACGTTCAGCTCGTTTTTGCCCCTTTACTGTAATGGTCCGTAAAATAGGACCAAAGTTTAAATAAAAATAAAACTGTCCAGTTATCCATTCGCCATCTTCTCTTATGTACCCATCTCTACAGCGTCTAGCCTCTTCTTTCCAAAATCTTACATACTCTGATGCTGGATTAGCTGATGGGTAAAGTTCAGTGTATTTTCCATGGGCTTTAAAATGTATAGCAGACTGTCTAAAATAATCCATATCTTCCAGAATATGAGGATTAGTTACATCTACTATAACCTTACCATCATCATCCTTAGGCATATCTTTAACATACCTGCGAGAGGGACTGACAAGATTATTAACAAACATAATAGAATCAATCATCTCCATTAATTCTCCTCTTAATTCTTTGGATAATTGTTGAAGAGTTCCTTCATCTAGTGATGTTTGAACTGCATTGAATTTCATTAGTTAGTTATAATAACAGGTTTACCATATTCACGATCTTCGTCTTTCTCTATAAGTACTTTAAATCCCATACAATAATATAAACATCTACCATTTTGATAGTCGGTGGGTTCCATATCTACTGAATGGGTATCGGAATGATCAAACCATGAATGAACAGATGCTCTAATCTCATTATAGTCTTGCTCTGATACAAATACTTTGTAGTGTCTATTATCTGTATCAGTATGCATGTGGACAATAATGCCCATGATCTCTTCCATTATTTTATTTAATCCCATCTTCAAATACGGATTTTTCTTTACCACCCCTAACATTACTTTTATCCTCTTGAAGCGATCTTTTAACCTGCTCTTGTAAGTCTGATAAGTTCTTTAATAATGAGGAAGAATTGCCCAACACTCTATCTAATTTAGATACATCATGAAGGGGCTTACCTTTATCATCTACAGCCATTAAATCTACTTCTCTAAAATATTCTCTAATTTTATCTAAGGCTAGTTGAGCATCTCTGAGAAATAACAAAGCATATATTCTCTCATTCTCACTTTGGTAATACTTTCTTGCAGCTACAACAAACTTATCTTCTTTCCAACCTTTAGGAAGAATAATTTGTTTCATTACTACTTCCCTGCGTTCTTCATCATTTATAATTCCAAAGAAGTCTGATCTGAAATCTTCCATAAAGAAAACATAACTCATTTCTGCATAAACACGGTCTTTAGTGTTAGTTTTGTCTCGTTCCCATAGTGCTCTAAAAGGCTTAAGAGCGTATGCTTCTGGTGAGATCGTCAGAGTATAATTCTTTAATTCTATTAAATTCATTTTCTAATTCTGTTAGTCTATTGTATAAACTTATTCTTGCAAGAAAAGCGCCTTCTACATGTTCTCTACTTAGAGATTTAGGAAAGCATCCATGTACTAGTAGTGTCAAAGGAACTGCATCATTCGATAGTTTTGGGAATAGACTCTCCATTTTTTCTATCAGATCGTCTAGGATAACTGTTTCTACCATATCGCGTATTTAGTCTTTTAAGTCTGTTCTTAGTATAATCCGCACAATAAAATAACCCCCAAAAAGGTATTCTAACTGAGGGAAACTCCAATTTCTCTCCATCACATTTGTTCTTCATAACTAAGGCCTGAAACTCAAAGGGAGAACTAAAAATTCTCTCTACATCCTTAAGATTTAAATTATTTTCCTTAGCGACAGCCTTTAACAGTTTTCTTAATAACTCTTGGTTATTCATCTTCTCTACCTGCATTAGGAGCGAAGGACTCCTCCCGCACCTCTGTATAACAGCTAGTGCAGAGAGGAATCTCACTACCATATTTATCTCTATAAAACAATTCAGCTTTTACAGTCATTCCCTGTATTTCGCAATTTAAACAACACAGCATTTCATTATATTAAAAATGTTTCTCTAAGTCTCGCAGCCTTTCAAAAATTGGAATTTCCATTTGATTAGCCATCTCTATTTCTTTTTTAGTTCCATTAGAATCTTCCCATCCTGGCACTAACAACACTGCATCACATACTTTTAAAAACTCCATAGAGTAATCATAAAAATGAGATACAGTAAGTTCTCTATTATCATCTTCTAATACAAAATGATAGTCTAACCACGGTGAAAAAGGAGCATATCCAGCCTTAAATACTGTGGCAGATAGTTGTATACCCTTTCTAATATTATGTAAAACATCTAAAACATTATTTGCAGAATAAGCCCCTGCTACATAAACCTTCTTCATATTATAAAATTTAAATTACCTTGCTATTGAAACATACATATTTTTACGCTTCTCTTTAGAAATTATAGACTGCCTTATCCTACCTCCATTACCACAATTTCTGCATGTAGCAACTGGGAATTTACTTACAGCCGTCATATAGAAATTATCTTCGTCTACATGAATATCTTCAGATAGACACACTGGACATCTAGGTTCGTCACCATCAATTATTAAATTGAGGTTTGGATGCCCCTTAATCCAAGGTCTAAGCTTTAGATATACTTCCTCAAGAAGTGTTACATCCCTTCTATTATACTCTTCCATCCTGGCTAAAGCAACTTCATCACCCTTTCTACAAGACACCCATAAATCAAAATGGACTTCCTCTTTTGGATCAAATCCAAATAATTTAGCAAGTGCATTTAAACTATTATGTGTGAATCCAAATTGCTTCTGAGCTATTCTTAAAGTATCAATCTGTTGATACAATCTAGGTGGCGGAATATCATTTAATAAAAATCTCGTATTCAAATTAGGCACATCAAAGTTATTACCATTATGTGCTATAACTATATCGGCTTCATCCAGAAGCTTCCATAAACTCTTAACTATTCTCTTATCATCCTCTTCTAAAACTTCTTTAGAAGTTAATCCATCAGATAATACGGTCTCTTCAAATAACCATTTAGCTGACCATGTTAACATAAACCATTCAGAAATTATTTTATCAAAACCAATGTTAGCTTTCCAAACAGATTTTTGATATACATACGCCTCCAGGGGAGCTGTCTCTATATCAAATAGTAATATCTTAACCCCTTGCTTTTGGGTCTTCATATTATTGCGAAAAATCTTTTTTGCGGATCTTATATTATTAACGTCTGCATTCCACCAACCGGCTAGTTTTTTAGCTCCCATATCAAGAGCGTAGGGTTTTTGTACAAACATTTCAATAATTTCTTGTATACTCATAATATTAAATTAAGTTATTCAGTACTTATAAAGTTAAATGTTAATGATTTGGTTTTAGGTATTATATATTTAGGAACCAATTTATCCCTTCCTATAATACCTGCTTGTCGCAGTCCCTTCATTAAATTGTACACACCCGACACTTCTATACCAACATCTTCAGCTAATTGAATTCTAAACTTGGCACAAAAAATTAAATCGTTAATTTCGTTTAGAGGCCATCTACTATGTGCATGATAATATTTTAGTATGTGTGCATACAACTCTAGTTCCCTAGGCCTTACTTTGCTAAAGGGTGGGATATCGTTTAGTAATACGAGTAATTTATAAAAGTAATTACTTTCGTCTACTGATATATTAATATTCATCCTATCCTATATTTAGTTCTCTTATTTTTGCTTAGAGTCCAAAATAATTCTAGTTGAGGCACTGTTAGTTCTCTAAGTAATTCTCCTTCTATTAGAACTGTATCCATTAGCTCAACCATATATTCTTGTTCTTCTACAGTATATTTTTGCATAAGTTTTCCAAACTCATCATATACTGCCTGTCTGTCTTCTACATCCTTGTCTTCAACCGCTTCTAGGGGGATTGTCCCTATCTTATAGTAAAACATATCCTCTATTTTTACAAATATACATATAATATATTATATATCCAAATTTTTAGGAGTTTTTATATAAACATACTCCAAAGTGTTATAAGCCCCAAGTCGTATAAAAGATACTCCCCCCGTGGCTTTTTTTGCTATTTTCTTAATTAAAAGACTACTAGTTAGTGTCTTACCCTCTCTTAACATCTCTAGTCTATTTTCCATATAATTCAATTTTAATTGTGGTGGGGGTAGGACTCGAACCTACGACCTTTGGGATATGAACCCAACGAGCTACCAACTGCTCCACCCCACTTAACTCTTACTTACTAAATCCTAATTTCTTAGAGCTCATAGCGCTTTCTACATTTCTATGATAAACACAATATCTACGATCCCAAATAGGTATACCAAAAACCCATAGTTTCTTATAATATACTTCATTATAACATGGCTTCTCTCCTCTATCTTGCCATTCTACATCTGAGTTAATCTGTACTTTAATAATACCAGCAATCTTACGATGTCTTGCGCCTTCATGACTAGTTATCTTGCTCAGTGCTTTGATCTCTGACATATGTACTTCCTTTCTGTTTTGGGTATTCCCCGTGTTCGTTAAAATACTCCTGATTCATATACTTCCAAGCAGTATCACTATATTTAGAAACATGTAGTTGTTTACCCTGTTTTCTATGATTACGTTCTCCCCTGCAGTACATTCTACGTAAGATTCTATAATGATCAAATTTTAATTCTTTATCATCTAACTCTAGTTCCTTATTATAGTTACTAAAGCCCACTTCTGTAAGTTCCTCTGAAGTAAGAATATACTCAGTCTTCTCATTAAGTTTGAACTTAATTGCATCTCTGCCATCTATTTCTATTGCTTCTAAACTCATATTATGTAGCTAATTCTTTAACCTTAACATCAAAGTTCTCAGGCTTAGTTATAATATTAATAGTCATATCAAGTACAATACAGTACTTCTCATCACGCCATTTAAATACCTCAGCAGATCCAAAGTCTAATACGATGTCTCCAATCTCTAGCCACTCTACATTATCTGCTTTTGCTACAACTTCACCATGAGAGAAGTTACTAGAATCTTTAGAGGCTCTCTTCTTTTCATCTAAAGTATGAATTAACTTCGTTGCCTTATCATGTATCTTAACTAATACTGCTCCTTTAAAGAGTATTAATTTTGTAATATCTTTTATTCTATCCATATCTTATTCATATTTAAGTTATTGTACAAAGATACAGCTTTTTATTTTAACTACCAAATAAAATCACACTTTTCTTCAAAAAAAATGCCCCCTATTTGGAGGCACTCTTTAATTCTTTCTCAGCTTCTGCAAGCTGATTAGCGTATAGTTCTAGAATTAATTTATAACTTTCTATTGACTTTTTAAGTCTTTTTATTTTATTCTCTTTATCTTCTACAAGTTTATAACCTTTAGGTATGGAAGTAACCCATCCAATATCTCTATTAAAAAAATCATCAAACCACAACATAATTATATATTTTATAAGTTAATAATTAACTTACTGTCAAATCATGTACCATTTGATATATATTATGACAAATTGTCTACCTAAATATAATTCTGTCAATTAGATTAGGATCACCTTCTAGTAATGGTATCTGATCATAATCAGAATTAGGTAAATATTGTCTTACCTTATCATACCATTCTTTATATGTAATTCCTCTACTTATAGCCTTCATAAAGTAATAAGTAAAGGCCCCATTAAATTTACCATCAATAAAGGCATCATATGATACTTGATCCTCAGAACATCCTGAGAATGCAATCCATTTCATATTAGTTCTACCTACCTTCTTTTTAACTACTTTTCTTTCTGGCAGAGTTCCATCAATGGGTTTAAATCTACCTACCTGAAGATCTCTTGTACTAGTACCAGAAAAGCAACTATCGAAGACTAAAATAACAGTAGTCTTCTCAGGTATATATTGTAATACTTCATTGAGATCATCATCTGTTAGAGGTCCATCATATAAGTACAAAGCTTCATCATATCCATCAGCTTCGTCACCGCTTAAATCAGGAACTTGTGTACCATGACCAGAATAATGAACAAATAGTATATCTCTCTTTTCTAAAAGAAGAATAGCTTCAGTAACTTTACTTAAGAAATTCTTTTTAGTTACCTCTTTATTCTGATATTTATGAACTATAAATTCTGGGAAGTTTTTCTTAATAGTCTTGACAATATTCTTTTGGTCATTTATACAACCTTTAAGGTCGTTAGCTTCATTGTAGTCATTTATAGCAAATGACAAAATCGTTCTTTTCCCTAGGGGAGGTATAGTTATATCCATATCCACGTCTATTGGTTTTCCAAATATTTTACCTTTTAGCCAAGCCCAAGCCAATCTAAGAGCTACTTTTATTAGGACTCCACTAAGGTCACTTTTGTTTTTTTTCATGATGTTATTTTATAATAGTAATGCCCCAATATCAGAGAATATCTAATACCAGGGCATCACATGAGAATTGAGACTTGTTAATTATACGTGCCTTCCACCACCCTTTTTACGGTTAGGAAGAAGGGCATTAAGAATACTCTTAATCCACCCTAAAACAGTATTATCTTTTTCTGAAGGAGTAAGCCTTGTAACAATTTCTGCAAAGGCCAAAATCCCAAGTAAAAGTTCTACCCAATTTGCTTTCAAAAATTCTACCATAGTATTTAATTTAAATTAAAAAATTTTTATAATCCAGTTACGATTGTACGATATGTAACAACGCACCTTAAAGTTCCGGCAGCAGTTCCTGGTTGTGTCCAGATAGTGGTACTATAGAGACTTATAACATTTGCTCCAGTTATAGTTAAAGCTTGATCTGTAGCATTAAGGGCATTTACCTGTACAATCTTATTGCCAGCAGCCTTAATTAAATCTGCAGAGCCAATAACAGAAGAAAAGGCTACTTGTGCCCCAGTTACTCCTACATTAATTACAGTATCATTTCCGCCACCTGTATAAGCAGCAGTGTCATATTCATAGAATAATGTAGCAGAGATAAACTCATGTACAGATCCTGCAGCAGCAGCAGCCACTAATATAGCCCCATCTGCATGATTAAGAGCTCCTGCGGCGTTACCTACTATCTCAGCAGCAGTTAACGTAGTCTCGGCAACTTTAATACCTGAGGCAGATGTACTATAGGCATATTCTAAACTAGCAGCATTAATCTCATCAATTGCCAAATTTAACTTAGTATTAACTTTATTAAATGAAAGTTGACGGACTAGCCCTGCAGGTAAAGTACTATTATTATAAGTTTCAGATGGATATGCAGCTAAATAGGCCTCTAGATCTAAATCTGAATCGGTTGTTAATTTAGTAATTGCCATAATTATATTATTTTAAAGTCCAGTTGTGTGAGTCCGGTAACTTACAATACATTTAAGTGTTCCGGCTGCTGTAGGAGTTCCTGCAGTGTAAGCAGTACACTTAATGGATATAATATTATCCCCAAGTATTGTTAAAGCCTGATCAGATGCAGATAGTGCATTAACCTGAACTATCTTATCAGTACCAGCACCAAGGCAATCAGCACTTAAAATAACAGGAGTCATCGTTACCTGAGCAGCATTGACACCAACCTGAATTACTAAGTCATCTCCACCACCTTCATAATCTCCAGTAAGAAAATCATAAATTAGTACTGCAGAAATAAATTCGTGTACGTAGCCTGCTCCTGCAGCCGCTACAAGAACTGCACCATTAGCATGTCCAAGATCACCAGTAGCCGTTCCTACAATTTGTGTAGCAGTTAAAGTTACCTCAGCTACCTTTATTCCTGTAGTAGAAGCACTATATGCATTCTCCAAGCTTGCATTGTTTATTTCATCGACAGCCTCACTTAATTTATCATTGAGGGTGTCTAATTGATATTGACGAATGAGATCAGCATCGTCCTGTACAGAATATTGTTTTCTGTATGTAGCAAGACTTAGATCGGTCACATTGTCTAATTTAGTAATAGCCATAATATATATTTATATGTTGCAACATTAAAATTCTTATATTTTTAAATCTTTTTTCATTCTATCTATACAGTAAGAGGTTCTATCTATAACAGAATTTTTAAATCTTATGATTTTTTTAATGCCTGCATCTTTTAAAACAATAGTTCTTCTTTTATCTGCTCTTTTCTGGTCTCTATTTTCATGATACCCACCATCAATTTCTATAACATAATGGTATTTAGGTAAATAAAAATCTACTATATAAAAAGAAGTGTCTGTATAAATAATCTTCTGAAATTCATAATTTATATTTAAATCTTTTAAATATACTTTAAATTTCATCTCTTGTGTAGTCTGTTTTTTAATAAGATCATTTCTAAAATTATTAGAAACCTCTAATAATTTCTTTTTCTTACTTTGACTACTTATAAATTTTTTCTCTTCTTGCCTCTTTCTCTTATTCCTTTGCTTACTTAACTTTCCTTCAAAATAGGATATAACCTCTGGGTTATAATTGCTCAGCTTAATTACATATTCAATAGCTGATTCATTTAGCATAATATGTTGTTGCATAATAGTTTAATTTTGATTAAACACACGTAGCCCCTGAAGTCCAAAATTCTGTTTGGACAGCTACACTTATTCAGTTGAACCTTGATCAGTAGTGGGGACCATTTGGACTTACCTCCGGTAGCTTTACTTGCTTTATATATCCAGAGCTACTATCTTGTGTTCGCCTTTGTGAGACTATCGGAGAAACCTTACCACTATGTTTGTCTATTATTTCAAGACTGCAGCTACTATCCGACTTCTAACCTCTATAAACTGCCTACGAAACAGTTGCCGTACTGACGGAGTTCGGAGGTGATTAGATTATAAATCTATATAATCTAGGTCTCAGTTTGCAAATATAGTCATTTAATTTTTAACTACCAAATATTTTGGCATTTATTTTTTTCTCTTATAGCTTAATCAACACAAATCATCCAAAAATATACTATATTCATTTAAGTATTCATGCAATAAATCTCTAGCTTTTTGTAAATCTTCTTCTCCATTGTACTTAATCTTATTTCTTAATGCCTGATCAAAATCCCATAAACATAATATCATATCATTTGACTTAGCAAATAATTTTAAATATCTACTAAATTCTGGATCTTCTATGTTAATTTTTATCTCCATTATAATTAGGCCTCTCTTTTAACATCTCTTCATACATATCAACCAATGCCTTTAAATCCTCTTGAGATAAATTTTCATAGTATTCATAATTACTCTCATTAATCTGAGCAAGTAATCCTGGGTTATTCCATTTTGGCTTCATCTGCTAATACTTTTTTTAAATCTTCTGGATACTCAGCCTCATTTATATAGAATTCTCCCATATTACTACCTATTTCTAATTTTACCCAAGGTAATCT